ATCAGTATAAATATGAGCGATATCACTACTTTTCTCTATTTTATAGAATATAGAGTTGCATGTATCACTTAGCGGAATAAGGATAGCAATCTCCTAAATAGGTTGGGTTTCTTATGTTTTTGAAAACGTGGAAGATCTCTAAACAATCTTTTTCCATAAACATGTGTAGCAAAATATCTTCTAGGCATTTTTATCTCCTTACACTATTCATTATACTATATAATGAGAATATGAATCAAATAAAGTATAATATCATGAGCCAAAAAGTAGATTATTTTGAAGGGCTACCACTACATTTTTTAAAAAATGTAGAAGTTATATCAAAAGATGGCGGTGTAGATAGGTATTTCACTGGAACATATTTTCCAATACCTTATGGAAAGCATTACTATCATTTAATGATTGATTACTTATCAGGATATTTACTTTTAAAAAAGATCTATCCAGATTTAAAGATAATTTTTGTAAAAACTGGAGTAAAAAAAGAAAGATCTGGTACTTTTACAGCTTGCGATGATTTAGCAGAAATATACAATGCTGAAATTATAGATTTTTGTGAAGAAAATTATTTTTTTGAAGAGTTACTATTGTTACATGTTGATGTTCATGTAATTCCTCATCAATATTATGCTACTAGAGATACCTATACAGATGATGGTTCACCAGAATATGTTAATTTTATTAAACAAGCAATACCTTTACTTGTAGAAAAAATAAAACCTTTAACAAAATTGAACGGGACTCAAGACAAGGTATGGATATCTAGAAAGAAGGGAAGTAGAAGAATAGAATCTACTAACTTTGAACATGAAAAAACTAGAAGAGTTCATCCATATATATATAATGAAGAATTAGAGGAAGAAATTAAAAAGCTGGGATGGAAGGTCTATGATTTTGAAGATATGTCCTTTTATGACCAAATCAATATTGTTTATAATGCTACAAAAATTGGCGGGTTTGAAGGAACATGCTTAATTAACACTTTATTCTCTGATTCACCTATGCTTGTAGTACAAACCAATAAACCTTGGGATTTTCAATTTATACAAAAAATACTATTTGATAAGAACAATATAACTATTCTAGATATTATGGAAGATTCTCCTGAGATTGGTTTTCAGAAAATTCTGACTCATCTTCAAATATAAAGGAAGGGGCGGGAGCAAGGACTTGTCCTTCTGCATGAAGCTTTATTAGAGAATCAGTATCTCCTCCTAGCTTATCTGCAATCATGATAAGAACATCATAATTACGCTGGGACTGGATAAAGATAGCACCCAATAATTCTCTTAAATTCTCTTGTATATCTAGAATTGGATCGGTATTCTCTAAACCCTTTAAATCACTCATCTTCTATCCTTACTATTTCTCTTGTTATATGATCCCATTTGTTATCTTCCATTCCCGCCGAGTTGTTGATCAGTAAATCTCCATTTTCGGCGGTGTCTAGATGTATCCAAGGAATATCTCTATCTAACTCTATTTTACCAGCAAATATATGTTCATTACCTTGTTTCACGTGAAACAATATTTGATGGGACTCCGACTCATCATAATCTTCTATATATGAGCGTTCAATGTATATTTTAGCCATTATACATTAATTTGATAGTTTTCATCAATTTGGGGGTGTTCCTTACTACCGCTCAATCTAAGCCCTGCCTTCAAATCGCCCTCTATTCCAAGACATATATATCTATATCTTCATTATACAGTTTAACCTTTGAAACAAAGCCAAACATTTTAAGCACATGATCTGCCATGTAATTATTATTATACAATATAACTGACTTATTCCTACGAATATTCTCTATATTATTTTCTAAAAATTTAACAAGCACTGAATTGCTAAAAGGACAGAAAAAGTATATGTGAGCTTTTTTATCAGGCAATATATAGCTATCTGCACTTTTAATTAAAAGATTTAAATTGTTTAATCTGCCTTCTAAGTTATCTTTACAAATTTTCATTGTAATATGATCAATATCTATGCCAACAAATTCATTATAATAACCTGATTGATTTGCTATGTATAGAGGTAGACCTTTTCCACATCCTATATCAATAAATAGATCTGCTTGACTTATTCCTTGAGAAACTTCAGTCATTTCTCTAACTACACTCCATAATGAAGGGTGATGACCGACTTCATCTCTATGTATTGATGATGCCCACCCATCAAAATTAAGACCTTCTATATTTTGAGAGTTATTTTCCTCCAGGGCGTTTTCTAAAACTTTCGGGTTTAAAAAATCAAGTTCATTACCATTTGAAAGCTTAAAGCTGGGAGCTTTTAATACGTGAACAATACATCCAGTTTTTATTTTCCATTGCATATCGTACCCGTATTTTACCCAATTTTTGATACCACGAATATTCTTATATTTTTCATCTTTATAATCTACATAAATTTGTTTTGACGGTATTGGTAATATAATTCCATCCCCGCAATAATCATCATAGACATCTAATGAAAATATTCTTCTTGCTAAACCAAAGGCAAACCATTCATCATAGTCTATCATTATTTGATATTCTTTTTGCCAAATCTTTTGGTCTTACAAGAGAATGTTTCTTGTGAGATACTCTTCTTCCCATATGAGACCAAACCCAAGCAACCAATTGTGAACAAATAACGCTATTCTCCTTTTCCGCAAACCAGTCTGCAGGAATCAAAGGAATGCCAAATGTTAGACATTTAAAGCCTAATGCGATAATTGACCAAATGCCATATGAATCTCCAACAAAAGTTAGAGCAAATCTGCGTAGTTCTTCCGCTTCCGCCTCAGTAAATGGTGAATCATGACTCGTACTCCATAAAATAGGTTTATCCTCATATTTATGAATATTGCTAATACTTACTCCAGTAGGGCGGGCTTCAATAATTAAATCATCACCAATATATATTCCAGCATGATTCCATTTTGACCAGTTACCCAGTTGAATTAATCTTGCTGCAATTCCTGTCGTATGAACTACAAAATAATCTCCAATGTTAGGTTTGTTCATTTTCTATCCCCTTAATCTTTTTTAGTATATTTTCATATAATTGCAATCCAGCAGTCTGAGAATACCCGCATGCTGTGCAGTACAAGATTATTGTATCATCTTCTTCTTTATGTGTAAGCCAATAGACTACATTGAAAGAATAATCATCCTTATGATTAGGACAGGCGAGAGGTTCTACCCTACCCGCCTGTGCTAGATTGTAATACTGGGAAAATACTTGAATTTTCATCAGTACGCTATGTTCGCCTTCTGAAATACAGATGTGACATATTGGAAGACACTAGGATTACCTGGAACTGGTCTGAACCAAGTATTCATGTTGCCTGCTCTAACAGGGTACAAATGGGCTGCGACAGCTTTTCTCCAGTCATGGTACTTATTGTATGAAGCTTCAAGTTCATTAATCATGCGCTGATCCTGTACCCATTCTGGTGCATCACATGCACTCTTGTATCCCATAAAGTTATTCCACGATGTTGACATGTACTGATACGCACCACATGCACTACTGGAATAAGACTTGCGATAGTATGCTCCTGCTCCGCCAGTTTCCTGACTAAGAATAGCATTAGCTAGTCTTGATATTATTACCCTTTTGTCTACTCTTGATTTTAAATTTAGCAATTTGCTATATGAGGGCATTGTAAAAGAACTATTAGTAGCCAGATCATTAACTAAATAAACTGTGCCACTACTTTTCTTTTTAATATCAATGTTAATAACATTTTTAATGTTAACTAGGTTAACATATTTATCAACATATAATACTTCTTTGCTGTACACTACTGCTTCTTGCACTTTAACCTGAGCTTCAGCATGACTGCTTAAGCCAAAAATCAACATCAGTATTGTTGTACTGATTGTCAACCAAGTTGTTCTTATCCTTGCTTTGTTCATATTATTCATATGTACCTCCTGGGGTAAAGAGTAGAACTTAATAGTACCACGTAGTAACTTTGGAGTCAATCCCGCCGTTCAGTAGACAGTCTAATAATCCTTGTGATACAATCAGAATCCTGAGTAGTTTTGGAGATAGTATCAAGGGTTAAACTTCAGGTGCGGGAATGACGGAAGTGTTTACTTTCAGATTGCAGCAGAGCTTAGACCGATGAATTGCGGATTTATAACCTGACAATTTCGGGGTTCTTTATTCAATTTAGAATAAGGGTATAGGGTTCTCATGCAAAAAATCTGGAAGTTATACCAAGTAAAACAAATTAATAATATATATAATATATAGCAAATAATTTATTAATGATACAATTGTGTTGTCGGAAGGTTTTCTATTGAAAGTTTCATTTACAGGTGCTCCAGAATTTATGGACAGAAATGTTGGTTATGGAGAAGCTTCATGGCATATTTTTCAAGAATTTAAAAAACAAGGTATTGAATGTTTAATAGGATCACCTAAAACTAAAATAGGAATTTCTTTTGTGCAGCCCGACCAATATAAATTTGGAAGAAAGCAGTACAAGATTGGTTATACCCCTTGGGAGTCAACTGGAATTTTTGATAGTTGGAAAGATCCTTTATCAAAGGATATTGATGAATTATGGACCACATCACCTTGGTGTGGAGAAATGTTTAAAGCACATACAGATAAACCAGTATTTGTTTATGAACATGGAATTCAAGATGATTGGGTTCCTATAAAAAGAAATATTAGCCCAGACCGCCCCTTTAGATTTTTACACATTGGAGAACCAGCATTTAGAAAAGATGCACAAATGGTTGTTAATGCATTTGTAGAATTATTTGGTGATGATCCAAACTTTGAGTTAGTTTTAAAATGTAGCAGAATAAATACTACTGCAATTTTTGATCCAATTAATGGCGGAGTTAAAGGTTCTCCTGGTGCTTTCTATCCAAACATAAAAACTATAGAATCATTTTTATCTGTAGAACAAATGAATGGTTTATACGATCTTTGTGATGTATTTGTTTATCCATCATGGGGCGAGGGGTTTGGTTTTAATCCACTTCAATCTATGGCTAAAGGTATACCAACAATTTGTACAGCAGAATGGGCAAGTTATGCAAGATATATAACAGCACCATTAAACTCACAAAAAGTTTCTTCACATTGGCCTCAGACCCATCCTGGAGATATGTATAGACCAAATTATGAACAAGTAGTTTTTTATATGAAAGATATTTATGAAAATTATCAAAAGTATAGTGAACTTGCTTATAAAAATGCTTTCTTAATCCATAAAGATTATAATTGGGAAAAAGTTACCAAACCTGCAATTCAAAGGTTGCAAGAAATTAACAAAAATCTTTAAAACTTGATTTTCTAAAAATCGCTGTGGTACACTTAAGTTCTAAATCTAAAAATCCAAGGAGTAACATGTCTAATACTATTGAAAACCCGTATGAAAATTTTATCGCTTTATCTCGTTATGCGAGATGGCTTGAAAATGAAAATCGTCGTGAAACATGGGGTGAAACAGTAGACCGTTACTTTAGCTTTATGCTTAATCAGTTAAAAACAAAACATAATTATGTTCCAGATGAAAATCTTGTTGAAGAACTTCGTAGTGCAGTGTTTAATCGCAATGTAATGCCATCAATGCGTTCTGTAATGACCGCAGGACCTGCACTTGAGAGAGAAAATGTTTCTGGATATAACTGTGCATTTCTTCCAGTAGACAATGCTCGTTCATTTGATGAAGCAATGTATATTCTTATGTGTGGTACTGGTGTTGGATTCTCTGTTGAGTATAAATACATCAATAAACTTCCCGCCCTTCCAGAAACGCTTGAGAAGTCTTCTACAACTGTTATAGTCGGAGACTCTAAGGAAGGTTGGGCAAAGGCTTACAGAGAGCTTCTAGGGCTATTGTGGGCTGGACAGATTCCTCAGATTGACATTAGCAAGGTTCGTCCTTCAGGTGCTCGTCTTAAAACAATGGGTGGAAGATCATCAGGACCTCAGCCTCTAGTAAATCTATTTGATTTTACAATTCAAGTATTCAAAGGAGCACTTGGTCGTCAACTAAAGCCAATTGAATGTCATGACATTATGTGTAAGATTGGTGAAGTTGTTGTTGTTGGTGGTGTTCGTCGTTCAGCAATGATTTCACTTTCAAACATCAACGATATTGAAATGGCACAGGCTAAGGCAGGTAATTGGTGGGAGAAGAATTCTCAACGTGCATTATCTAATAACTCTGTAGCATATTCACGTAAGCCAGAGATGCAGCAGTTTATTGCAGAGTGGAAATCTCTTTATGATTCAAAGTCTGGTGAGCGTGGTATTTATAACGTTGCTGCTGCTCAAAAGCAAGCTGCAAAGTATGGTCGTAGAAACCCAGATATTCATTATGGAACAAACCCATGCTCTGAAATTATTCTTCGTCCATACCAATTCTGTAATTTGTCAGAGGTTGTTCTTCGTGAACATGATACAGTACAAGATGTTGAACGTAAAGTCATCCTAGCGTCTATCTTGGGAACTTGGCAGTCAACCCTTACAGACTTTAAGTATATTCGTAAAATTTGGAAAGATAATACAGAAGAAGAGCGTTTGCTAGGAGTTTCACTTACTGGTCAATTTGGACATAAGTTCTTCTCGGGTCAGGAGGGCTTGGAAAAGCTTTCTTTGGTTTTAGATGACCTCAGATCAATCGCAGTTATTACAAACATTGGAGAAGCAGAGAAAATTGGGATTCCCGCTTCAGCAGCAGTAACTTGCGTTAAGCCTTCAGGAACAGTATCCCAATTGGTCGGGGTGTCTTCAGGAATGCATGCATGGCATTCAGATTACTATATTCGCACAGTTCGTGGAGATAAAAAGGATCCAATTACACAATTTCTTAAGGATACGGGTATTCCTGCCGAAGATGATGTAATGAAGCCAAATGATACAACCGTATTTTCATTTCCAGTAAAGGCACCAAAGCATGCCATTACTAGAGATAAGCTTTCTGCAATTCAGCAGCTTGAGGTATGGCTTGTATACCAACGCCACTGGTGTGAGCATAAGCCTTCTATTACAGTATCTGTAAAAGAAGATGAGTGGATGGAAGTAGGTGCTTGGGTATATAAAAATTTTGATGAAGTGTCAGGAATTTCTTTTCTACCAAAGTCTAACCATTCTTATGTTCAAGCTCCCTACCAAGAGATAACAAAAGAAGAATATGAAGAAGCACACTCTAAAATGCCAAAAA